AGTTAGGATAAATTCAACCTATTTTTCAAAAAAAGTGAGGTGAAACCACAGTGGCAAACAGAATCAAGGGCATCACCGTTGAGATCGGCGGTGATACGACCAAGCTGTCCAAAGCATTAGAGGGTGTAAACAAGAATATTAAAAACACCCAATCACAGCTAAAAGACGTAGAGAAACTCCTGAAACTTGACCCCAAGAACACAGAACTGCTCTCACAGAAACAAAAACTTCTCGCTGACAGCATTTCTGCTACAAAGGATAAACTTGCAACGCTGAAAGCAGCGGCTGAACAAGCAAATACTGCTCTTGCAAATGGCGACATCTCACAACAGCAGTATGATGCCTTACAGCGTGAAATTGTCGAAACAGAAAATGAACTGAAAAGACTTGAAGCAGAAGCCAAAAATGCAAATTCTGAACTTGCTAAAATCGGTGAGGCAGGACAAGTCCTCCGAAATGCAGGCGATAAAATTTCAGGTGCAGGTGAAAAACTTCTTCCTGTTACCGCAGGTGTGACGGCTCTTGGAACTGCTGCTGTGAAAACCGCCTCTGACTTTGATTCTGCAATGTCAAAGGTTGCTGCTGTATCAGGTGCAACGGGTGATGATTTGCAGGCTTTGCGTGACAAAGCAAGAGAAATGGGTGCAAAAACAAAGTTTTCAGCGTCAGAAGCTGCCGAAGCTATGAACTATATGGCAATGGCAGGCTGGAAAACAAATGATATGCTGTCAGGTATTGACGGCATCATGAATCTTGCAGCAGCCAGTGGTGAAGACTTAGCGACAACATCAGATATTGTAACAGATGCACTTACAGCATTTGGTCTGACAGCACAGGATAGCGGTCATTTTGCTGATGTGCTTGCTGCTGCAAGTTCTAACGCAAATACAAATGTATCTATGCTTGGCGAGTCGTTCAAATACTGTGCTCCGATTGCGGGTGCTTTAGGTTTTTCTTGCGAAGATACAGCCGAAGCACTTGGCTTAATGGCAAACGCCGGTATCAAGTCTACACAGTCCGGCACTTCCATGCGTTCCATTATGACTGCACTTTCAGGTGAAGTCAAATTCTGCTCTGAATCCTTTGGAGAAATGGAAATCGCAACCACCAATTCAGACGGTTCTATGCGTAGCCTTTCTGATATTTTAGCGGATTGCAGAGTAGCATTTGACCAGATGTCCGAATCCGAAAAAGCAAGTACCGCACAATCCCCTTGTTGGCAAAAATGCAATGTCAGGTTTTCTTGCTTTGATGAATGCTGCTCCTGCGGATATTGAAAAGCTGTCAGGAGCAATTGCAAACTGTGACGGCACATCTTTACAAATGGCAGAAACCATGCAGGATAATCTTGCAGGACAGCTTACCATTTTGAAGTCACAGCTTGAAGAACTGGCTATCTCTTTTGGCGAAATTCTGATGCCTGTTATCCGTGACATCATCACCAAAATACAGGGATTTGTGGACAAACTGAATGCCCTTGACCCTGCAACAAAACAGACCATTATCAAAATTGGATTGATGGCTGCGGCTTTAGGTCCGCTTTTGATTGTGGTGGGTAAAACGCTTTCTTCTATCGGAAGTATGATGACATTCATTTCAAAAATTCCGACAATGATTGCGGGTGCTAAGACTGCATTTTCAACGCTTGGTGCTGCAATTGGCGGTATTTCTGCACCCGTGGTGGCTGTCGTTGCAGTTATAGCTGTACTTATTGCAGCATTTGTAAATCTATGGAACACCAATGAGGACTTCAAAAACAGCATTCTTTCCATCTGGGAACAGATAAAGTCTACCTTTGAACGTCTGACATCAGGCATTGTTGACCGAATCAACGCTCTCGGATTTGATTTTGAGAGTTTTGGTGAACTGCTGAAAGCGATGTGGAATGGATTATGCAGTGTGCTTGCTCCTGTGTTTGAGGGCGTATTTCAGCATATTTCGGATATTTTCACCTTTGTGACGGATACCATTCTGAGCGTGCTTGATGTATTTATCGGTTTGTTTTCAGGAAACTGGGAACAGTGCTGGAGAGGTATCAAGGGCATTTTTACAGGTATCTGGGATTTTGTAGTCAACCAGTTCAGCAATATAATGAACACGCTGAGAGGTGTAGCAGATGTATTTCTCGGTTGGTTCGGAACATCATGGAATGAAGTGTGGACATCAATTAAGGACTTCTTTGTTGGAATATGGGACAGCATCTGTTCCGCTTTTCAAGCTGTTGCTGACTTTTTCACAAACATCTGGAATGCAATATCAGCGTTCTTTACAACGATAGCGACTGCGATCTATACCACAGCAGTCACGATTTTTACTTCAGTATATGATTTCTTCGCAGGAATCCTGACCAGTATTCACGACTTTTTTGCCAACATTTTCAATGCAATATGGACGGTTATTTCAACTGTCTGCACCACTATTTACGACACGATTTCAAGTATCTGGAATGCGATTTACAGCTTCATTTCTCCGCTTTTAGAGGCGTTCCAATATCTGTTTGAAACCATTTTTCAGGCAATCCATATCATTATCAGCAATGTAATGGATTGGATCTTGGAAAAGATACAGACTATATGGAATGCAATTATTGCATTTCTCACGCCTCTGCTTGATGGAATTAAAATGTTTTTTGAAACAATATGGAATGCTATTTATACAGCAATTTCAACGACATTAAGCACCATTTCAAGCGTGATTTCTACCGTCTGGACTGCAATTTCAGGTTTCATTTCCAGTGCAATGAACACGATTCATTCTATTATTTCGAGTGTGTGGAACACCATCAGCGGTGCTGTTTCAAGCGTGGTAAACGCTATCCGAAATACTGTATCTTCCGTCTGGAACAGCATTTCTTCCACAATTTCATCGGTGATGAATACAATTCATTCGACTGTGACAAACATCTGGAACAATGTGAAATCTTCTGTTGCAAGTGTCATCAGCGGCATTTACTCCACGATTAAAGGCGGATTTGACAATGCGGTGAACTATGTCAAAGGGCTTGCATCAGATGCGTGGAACTGGGGACGGGATATTGTTTCCAACATCATTGATGGCTTGAGAAGTATGATCGGCAGTCTTGCTGACAGCGTATCAAATATTGCCGATACGATCCGCAGTTATCTGCATTTTTCTGTCCCTGACGTAGGACCGCTGACAGATTTTGAAAGCTGGATGCCGGACTTCATGAACGGCTTGGCAGACGGCATCAATAAAAGCAAAAAGGTCGTAGCAAAGGCGGTTTCGGGCGTTGCGGATACCATGAAACTTTCGCTCAATTCCGAGCAAAACTACAACCTTGACGGCATGACGGGGGCAATGATGAACGGCACTTCTGAAAATTCGGTGGTCAACAATTACTATCAAAACGACAACAGCCGCACAGTGAATCAGACCAACAATAGCCCGAAATCACTGTCACGGCTGGAGATTTATAGACTTACGAAGAATGCGGTGAAACAGTAATGGGGCGGAGTTTCTGCCCTGCAAACTGGAAGTTTCTTAAGAACTATAACGTGTAATTTATATACCAAACATACTTGCTAATATTAACAAAATCACTATTAAAACAATACACACTATAGTCAATACTAAGTTTCTGTGTTTCTTAACCCATGGAAATTTCTTTCCAAGAAAATAAAGTGGAACACTCAATACAACTTCTATAAGCATAATATACAGTATTCCTTGCATACCACCCAAGAAATTGTCGAAGGTCCATTCTTTTCCTATCATACACTTGATGCATCCCGCAAGCAAAAATATAAGGAATAGCTTTGGAATACACTTAGTAACAGAATCATAAGGCTTTCCGTCTTCGTCAGTAAACGAGAAATAACTATAAATAACGCCTTTCTCTAAAGCTACAATGTCCTTAGCAATATCCATAAATGAATTGCCTTGTTTTTCCTCTTCTTCGATGATATCCCAATAGTCGTTTGAATCTAGTGACACAATATCCACGTTGTCTTCCTTCATTTTCTCACTGATTTTGATTGCACCTTTTAGTTGCTCCAGTTCTTTGTATAGACTTAGAATATTATCATCTAGAGCCTTATCCATTGATTTTGCCCCATCAAAAATATCATTTATGACTTCCACTGGCATACCAATTTTTCGAAGTATAATGATTTTTTTCAATTTTTTTACATCCTCATCCGAATAGTCCCGATAACCATTTTCAGTTCTGCACGGAGCCAGGAGCCCCTCTTTTTCATAGAATCTCACAGTTGCTCTTGGAATCCCCAAAACTTTTTCAATTTCTTTAATTGTCATTAAAACTTCCTCCTTGCATTTGCTTAATTGAATAACCGTAAACTATAAACAAGGTTTACAGTCAATACTTTTTTATAAAATAATGCGTAAAATTCCGATTTATAGGGCTGTCACGCCCTACAGCATATACCCAATTATATCACATTCCAGTCACCTTCTACAGCCTGTCTTGTCAAATAGCCTTCCTGAACCAGACGTTCAACATTTACCGATACCAGATTTGCTTTGATATGGCGTATCTCTACAATATCTCTTGCATTTTTGTATTTCGGATTATTTCCAAGAAACATCAGAATATCAAATGCAGTTTGCGACAAACCCAGTTCTTTACAAAGTGGCTTACACACTTTACTGTATGCAAGTGAAATTTTTCTGGGGATTTCAATACTGAAGTTCATATGTCCTCCTGTTCTTTTTTGAATAGTTCAATTTTGAAGTATTATATCATATTATCATCTTTTTGTCAATGAAAAGCAGGTGAAATTTTGTTCTACACTTTAATTCTTGAAAACGAAGCAGGTCAAAAAATCGGCCTGTCCAAAACTGCAAACCGATATATGTTCTCCAAAATCAAAGGACTTGATCCGCCAACAGGAACAATCAGCACTTCAAATTATGCAGGAATGAACGGCAGCTATCTGAATAACGCATTCATCGAAAAGCGGAACATCGTCATTACCTTTCAGATGCGTGGCTTTGATGTGGAACTTCGCAGGCATGAACTATATCGTGTGGTCAAGCCGTCACGCTACATCAAGATATACTACTCCACAAAAAATATTTCTGTGTATGCTGAGGGTATTGTGGAAACCTGCGAGGTGGAGAATTTTGAAAAGCTGACCAATGGGCAGATTTCCATTCTCTGTCCCGATATTTACTGGTACTCCACTGAAACGCAGATTGCAGAATATTCCCATGTCAGAGGTGCATTTCATTTTGTCTGTCCTGACAATGATGAGCCTTTTCCGATTGGTGCATATAATACGCAGGATATGATGACCATCAATAACAGCGGTGATGAGGTCGGATTCACCCTTGAAATCAGCGGAGGACCTGCGAAAAATCCGACTATTTACAACGCTCTGACGGACGAATATATGCAGATTTCAGGCGATATTCAAAAGGGAGATGTTATCACCATAACTACAAAAACGGGCAACAAAACCGTTCTTCTGGAGCGTGAGGGCGTTGTGACCAACATCATCAACCGCCTTGTTTCCGGGTCAACCTGGCTGAATCTGAAAACGGGCGAAAACAAATTTTATGTGACGGCATCGGAGGGACTGAACCGCATCAAAGTTCGCCTGATACACCGAAATGCGTACTTAGGGGTGTGAAAATGCAGATTGAAATTTACAATATGACTGTCTTGAATGATAAACTGAATATTTCACTTGAGGCTGTCTGCGACAGTTTTTCTTCGCTTTTATGGGATATTGAATATTACAAATGCGGTGCTTTTGAAGTGTACATTGCTGCATCTCCCCGAAATATTGAAATTTTTCAGACTGGCAGAATTGTGGGACGTGATGATGACAGGGAACATTTCGGACTGATTGAATCCGTGGAACTTGAAACCGATGCAGAAGATGGAGATTATCTCATCATCAAGGGCAGATTTTTAATGTGCTTACTTGAACGCAGAATCATCTATCCCACATTAAATTTTACATCACAAACTTCCTACGGTGCAATCGTTCAGAAAGCTGTAGAAAACAACGCTTTAGCAAGCGGAAACAGGCTGATTCCGGGCTTGAAACTTGGAAAAATTCAAGGTGCTTGCTGGGATACTGAAACCAAATTGCAGGTCAGTTATGATAATTTGATGGAATGGGTGTACACCATTTGCAAAAAAATCGGCGGAACGGCAAACATTCGTCTGAGTAAGATTGCAGAGGAACAGTATGAGATGATTTTTGACCTGTTGCAGGGCGAAGACAGAAGCATATTGCAGAAGGAAAATCCGCATATTGTGTTCTCCGACAGCTACAACAATCTGCTGTCTTTCACCTACTTTACAGACACTTCCGTCAAGAGAAATTTTGCCTATGTTCTTGGAAAGGGCGAGGGTGAACAGCGTAAAAGAACCACTTGTTTTACAAATTCTGAACCTGCCCTGCTTGACAGATATGAGGTGTATGTTGATGCAAAAGACATCTCGGACGAAGAACAGGAAAATGGCGAAACAAAACCATTATCTGAGGAAGAATATTCGGAACTTCTAAAAGAGAAAGGCAAGCAGAATCTTGTACCCACAAAAACAAAATCAGAATCACAGATCGCAGTGCAGTCCACACAGTTTCAATACGGTGTGGACTATTTTGTTGGCGATTTTGTCACCGTAGAACATCATAGGTTTGGAATCAGACAGAATAAAATACAGCTTGTCGGAATGATCGAGAGCTTTGACCACAACGGCAGAAATTTAACACCGACATTTAAGGAGGCTTAACATGGCATTTTCATTCGGATTTTTCAATTCTAAAAATCTTGACAGAACATATACTGCTGAGAATTTCAACGACTATCTCGGCAGTATTATCTGTGACGGAATTCAGGACAACTTCGGGCAGTGTTTCAAACTGTCTGTAAACAAGTTGAAGCTGACGATAGGCAGCGGAAAGGCTTGGATTCAGGGGCATTATTTCATTTCGGATACGGCATACACCTATGATTTATCTCGCTATGTGGACGAATCCCTGCCGAGATATATGGCGGTTGGAATTTGTTGCAACACTTCTGAAAACGTCCGTAATGTCAGCTTTGAAATTCTCGCCGGAACACCTGCCACCAATCCTGCAATACCGAGATTTCAGAATACAGATTACAAGAAATATCTCACCCTTTGCATTATCAGACTTGATGCAGGCACATTAGAACTCAGCATTACAGATTACAGAGAAAACAATAATTTCTGCGGATATGTCCGCTGTATTCTTGGCAAATGCAAGGTTACAGATATGCTTTCACAACTTGCAGAAATTCAGACGCAGATAAAAGATTACAACATCACAGTCGGTCAGCTGACAACAAAGATAAACGAGTTAACGCTGAAAATTGATGAGATGACAGGCGATGTGGTTTCTATCGGAAAATGCGGTCAAAGCGTGGATTTTGTACTTTATTCGGACGGCAGACTGCTCCTCAAAGGCACAGGGGCAACATTCGATTATTCTACCGACAGCAATCCGTCACCGTTTCAGAATAATTCCAATATCAAGTCAGTTATTGTTTCAGAGGGCGTGACAGGCATTGGTGAACGACTTTTTCAGTATTGTGATAACTTAAAAACAGTATCACTTCCGACAACGCTTACAGCAATCAAAAAGGCTGCATTTCTGCCGCATATTGATGGATATATTTATCATCAGAGTCTTAATGGCTTAACGGAACTGAAGATTCCGGAACGTGTCACGGAACTTGGCGTAAACGCATTTGCAGGAACGGCAATCAAGTCCGTAACCGTTCCGTCCTCTGTGGTAACCGTAGGTGCAATGGCATTCAGTGAGTGTCAGTATCTTGAAACGGTGAGATATGGCGGCAAAGTCATTAGTGACAGAATGTTTGTACGATGCACAAAACTAAAAAACCTTACGCTTACCCGAAACGTCAAGGAAATTGTGGGCGGCTGTTTCAATTACTGTGAATCTTTGACCACAATCACTTATGAGGGTTCTCTTGCTGATTGGAACGCTGTGAAGAAAAATACAAACTGGGACAGCCATGCAGTTGATATTGAATCTCCGCTTTCAAAAATCCAGTGCCTTGATGGATACATGGAATATGTCACAAGCACGAAAACATGGAAAGAGGTGAAGGAATGATGCTGAAATTTCTTGTAAAGGGACAGAAAATTGAGATTCTGGAACGTGAAGTGATTGCCTCCGACCAGATTGCATTTGTAACACTGAAATTTGTATTTGACGGTGACTGGAAGAAGTTTCACAAGGTGGTGCAGTTTACCCAATGTGATGAAACATACAACCGTGTGCTCTGCACTGACGGACTGTCCTGTTTGCTGCCTGCGGAGCTTCATGCAGGTGCGGTAAAGCTATCCGTATTCGGATATGACGCTGACAATACATCCGGACTGCGTGCCACAACAGTTCCGGTGACACTACATATTCGTGCATCCGGATTTGTGGGAGAGGATGCCGATTCTCCCATTCCGCCGACGCCTGATTTGTATACACAGCTTTTACAGAAAATCGGTGAAGTGCAGCATGGGAAAGATGGTGCAGACGGCAAGGATGGAAAAGACGGCTTATCTGCATATGAACTTGCTGTGGAGAATGGTTTTACAGGGACACTTGCAGAGTGGCTTGCTTCTCTCAAAGGGAAAGACGGCGAAAATGGCGTGGATGGGAAAAACGGTGTGAACCACGAAGCCATTATCGAGCCAAGCGTTTATGATTTGGTGCAGGTGGAACTTGCCAAACGCTCCAAGAAAAACGAAGCAAGGTACAGCGGAGTCAGCATCTTCTCAAACAAGATAAAATGTGCCGAGTGCGGCAGTTGGTACGGATCCAAGGTCTGGCATTCCAATGACAAGTACCGCAGGGTCATTTATCGCTGCAACCATAAATTCGATGGGAATAGAAAATGCGAAACTCCTCATGTTACGGAAGAAGAAATCATCGCTGCTTTTATCAAGGCAATGAATATCCTCATTACCGAGAGAGACGAAATCATAGAAAACATTCAGCTGATACGGCAGACGGTCTGCAATGTCACTACTTTGGAGCAGGAACAGGACAAACTTCGCAGCGAGATGGAAATTGTTGTGGAACTGACCCAAAGCTGTGTGGCGGAGAATGCGAGAACCGCACAGAACCAGGAGGATTATCAGAAACGCTATGATGGTTTGGTGGAACGATACGAAAAGGTTAAATCAAGGTATGATGCCATTGTCCGTGTCGGAAAACAACCAGTTTTTACGACCAATGACAAAAGGATTCGTTTTTTTAAGCCTTGTTGTGTAAATTTCATTTTGAGGCATACCTTCAAAACCATTTTCAATTGAAAAAAACTGTTCAATAAGCTCAAATGCCTGAGCTGCTTTTGAGCTTTTCAATTCCTTTGGGCAGACACTCTACCCATTTTTGCCTTGCGTGAGCCCAACAACCGATATGCGTTGCCTTGTCTTAACTGTTTTTAAAACTAAGCAATTACAAAAAAATGACCGCCTATAAGAATTATTTCTTATAGGCGGTCACTATTTTATATCATCTTAAAATACGTCAACGCATCCATAATAGCCTCTTCCTTATCCTTCGGACATTTAGGCTGCTTAGTGTCCTCAGTTTTAGCCTTGTTGTAATTCTCACGCTCAATAATTCCACATTTCTCTTTTACCTGCGCGATATACAGAGAAGATACCGACAAACCAGAGTGTTCCTTCACATAAGCTTTAATCTCATCATAGGTTGCCTTGCTCTCTGAAGCAGTCAAATCAAGCTCATCAGTATTCAATTCTATGTCGATATGTTGTTTCGAGTGAAGTTTGGACAATAGAACTACCGTCTCAACGGTCATTCCGAAATCGCACTGTATGTGGACACCTTTGATGAAGTCGATGCAGCTTTTCGTGATGTTGTCAGCAAGGGTGCAACGCCTGTTTTAGAGCCGACCACGGAACCGTGGGGACAGCGTACTTGCTATATTGCTGACCCAGAGGGAAATCTCATTGAGATAGGGTCGTTCGGCAGAACGTTTGAGCGATAGGACTTTATCATGTCGCTTACATAAAGCAGAACGGTGTTGTATCATTAGCCCGTAGTCTATTGGAACACCTGCAAACCGTTCCGTACAAGCCCATTTCATCATTATGGCGCGCGCCACAATGACAGCATACCCTTTTGGAACTGAATAACTCACCAAGACCTGAGATTTGCTCACACAAGCATTTCTCAGGGCTTTGCTTTTCAGACGGTTAGTTTTTCGCTCCGCAGGCTCGGACGGCTCTGAGGGGCGTTTCCGTTCGTCTGAGAGTGCTGTCAAGCAGAGGTCGGCTCTGCTATTCCGTGTTCCGCTTCATACTCTCTGACACGGCGATAGAAGGTATTAGCCGACAATCCCATTCTCCGCATAAAGTCCCTGCCTGTGATGTTCTTCGACTTCCATTCCCCATAGAGCTGCCCGAATCTCGTCCAGTCGGTGGGAATAGGCTTTCGCCCGGTGTACTTGCCCTGTACCTTAGCGATCTCGATGCCCTCACGCTGTCGCTGTTTGAGCTGCTCACGCTCCAACTGAGAGAGGGCTGCGAACACGGTCAACATGAATTTCCCCGCAGGCGTGTCGGTGTCGATGTTTTCTTTGTGGCTGATGAGCGTTACCCCTTTATTGGTAAGGGTGTCGATGATGTTTAGCAAGTCCTTTGTGGAGCTTCCTAAACGGCTGATGCTCTCCACATAGAGCGTATCGCCCTCACGCACATAGTCCAGCATAGCTTTAAGCTGAGGACGTTCTTTATTCGCTCCCGAAATCTTCTCGGAGAAGATGCGGTCTACCTGATAGTCGCACATGATCTCCTGCTGTCTTGCTGTCTCCTGATGTTCCGTGGAAACACGGATATAACCTATTTTGCTCATAGCTGTTGTTTCCTTTCTGATGTAAAAATATTTTTCTTTCTGTTGATATGTGATTGACTTATTGGCGGTGATGATGTATAATTACTGATAGTGGTGGGCAGAAACCTGATTTGCCTGCTAAAATAAAAATCATATG